TTAAACAAAACTCATGGCATTAAACAAAGGGGCGGCAAGATGTACACACAAGTTGTGCATAGCATGGAAGCGTTCCGAACTGTGTTTGGACTACAGCTTGGAGTTGATACTCAGATTTTAGTTGACGATGGCAATCGTGTAGTTGTAAAGGCTGTCATTACAAACGCAGATGGTATGACTGTAGGCTCTGGAATGGCTGAAGAAATACGAGGGCAAGGTCATGTTAATACAACATCTGCGCTGGAAAACTGTGAGACATCAGCAGTAGGTAGGGCATTGGCTTCTATTGGATTGTCAGGCGGTGAGTATGCATCAGCTAATGAGATGGATGCAGTACCGCGCAAGGCAGAGGCATTAAAAGCGCAACCTTCTGAGGATACAGCTAAGATTATTACTAAGGTTAAGGAAGTGTTCCCTGAAGCTGAAGTAAAGATTGAACCAAAAGCAGAAGAGAAGAAGGAAGAAAAAGGTACGGATGAAGACCGAGATAAAAGTCTTTATGTACAAACCAAGATTAGATTAGATAAGGTGGGCGGTTTGTCTGGCGTTCATTCTTTGTTTAATGAAATGAAACCTAAGATAAAAGAAATACAGACTAGAAGCCCTGAACGCGCACAACATTTTGAAAAAATGTTCAGGGATTGTGAAGCCAAGTTTTTATAGGAGATTTTTAAATGGCTACTAATGATTACAAAAAGATTGCAACAATGAAACTTTGGAAAAACGATGCAGGTAAAGCCACGCATGGTAATGGCAGTTGGCAACCTTGGGTTGATGGTTCTAACACAGACATCACCCTGAGAGGAGACCAGAAATATTCTGTTCGCCTGTTCGATAATGAGGATGATACTGTAACCATACAAATCTCACAGAAAATGGATGCTTCCGTTAGTGTAGATAAGGGCTTGCGTAAAGTTGAGTCCAGTATTAGCCTTAATGATACATTAGATGATATTCCTTTTTAAGTAGGCTACTCCCTCCAGCGCTGCCTAGGGGTGCAGCTGATGCCTTGATGTGTGTGATGCCGAGCCTACTTTTTGTGTTGAACTTTTCCTTTCATACTACACAAAATTCGTTTACGGTTAATCAAGGCAACCCCTGACTTTAACAACTGTGAGTAACCAAGTGCGTAAACATGGTGAAAAAAGAGAAGACGGCAAAGTCTATTGGGGAAGAAAAACCAATGGAAGCGAAGAGTGGACTACGCACGAAAAGTTTTTAGACAGGAAGTTAAAGTCAAAACAAAGAGTCACCAAGTTAAGGAAGGCTCGCAAAAGATGGTTAAACATTTACAAAGTAGCAAAGGGTTGTGAGATATGTGGGTACAATGCCCACCCAAGTGGACTAGAGTTTGACCATTTACCGCAATATCAGAAGTGGAAAGACATCTCTTCTATAGTTGACTACAGTCTTAAAAATTTAATTAATGAAATTAGAAAGTGCAGGGTGCTTTGCGCCATATGCCATAGGATATTTACGGATGAACAAAGAAATAAAAAAGACACTGATGGAGTTTAATGAACTGTATGAAAAGAAACCACCATCAAAAACACAGGCAGAAAGAATATGGAACAATGGACTTAATCTTTTAGCTTGGAAGCTGGTGATGCTAACTAAACCTGTTGCATCAAAGAAAGGCAAAGAAATAAAAATACATCAAAAACCTTACTCAGTAACTTATACATTTGGAGAAAGCTGATGAACAAAGAACAACTATTAACAGCCGCACTTGACGCTGTAACTGTACGAGGCTCTGCCTATGGCGATGCTTATACTAATCACAAAAGAATAGCAGACTTCTGGTCTCTCATATTAGAAACAGAGGTACGTCCTGACCAGGTAGCACCTATGATGATAGGTGTAAAACTAGCCAGGCTAATAGAAACACCTGACCATCAAGACAGCTACGTAGATATAGCAGGGTATGCAGCAACAGGCTCACAAGTTAAGGACGATGAGAGACTAATAGAAGTGGGTAACTCAAGAACATTAGATGTTTAAGAAGAAACCTACTGCCCATGATATAGCAATGCGTAAAATTACTTGCGATTATTGTGGCAAAAAACATTTCATTAAACATGGTGACTGGGTAATCACTGCCAACAACAAAGTGTTATGCGATTATAGAAGATTGGATGATTGCTTTCACAAAAACTGGGAAAAAAACAAATGACAGTAGAAGAATTTAGACAAGAATTAAAGAGATTAAATGACGAAGTTATAAACTTTGAGGTTATGAAGGGAAAAGAAATAGGCGGCTTTGCGTCTTCTATAATAAGAACCAAGCTGGGCAAGCACAAATCTAACCTGACAAAACAACAATATAGAAATGTTAGTGGATGGAGAAAACACGGATGGTTATAAGAAACGGAATACCAATTATGTTTAAAGATACATCAACCATGAATCATGCTATGAAGACAACTAACTATGGCGATTTGTATGTCTTGGATGATGCAAAACAATACTATTACTTAACTAAGAAATTGGCTTTAAATAAATTCTATTATGTAAAGAAGAGGATGCCAGACAAGAAGAGTTATCAAGTAAGGGTATTGCCTGAGAAAATCTTTACGATGAAACTCACCACTTAGTTTCGCTGGCCCAAAAAGCTGCTGACATCTTGCCCTTCGATATGTTCTTCGCGTGTCTCGCTTTGAAACTTTTGCGTCTGGCTTTCCCTGCGGCAGTCTTTGGATTCTTTCCTGCACCGCTTACGCCTTGCTGCCCAAAACGTATAGTCTTTATCTTGTCGCCCGACTTGGCTACCACAACGTGACTTTTCTTTGGGTGGTTTGGTGTTCGCTTTGGCTTGTTGTAACCTGAAACTCCTGCGCGTTTTAATCTTGGGTCTCCCTTACGCATCGACCTGCCTCATTCTCTGCACTAATCTTTCAGCCCTGTTAGTAACCTGGCGATACCATTTGCTATTAACCATCTCATTAGCAGCACCCTGCCAATTTCTTGTACTAATATTAAAGTACATATCCTTAAAATTTTCAAGCCTAGGGTAGCCAAGATTAAACATCATATTAGCTATGATTAACTGCACTTCTTCAGGCAATAAATAGAAATCGTCATAGAGTCTTGTGCAATCGTTAAGCACCTGTTCAATGTCTGTTTCAAATGCTTCATTAACCCTTGTCTCAGATACCTTAATCCCAACATATGTATCAAGACTTAATGTTTTATACTCAGGGTCTTTCTGAGTAATAAGATGCCCAATACCAAAAGTAGGATAGCCAAGGTGGTCAAGGTATATCTCGTACTTACACCCTTCATCCTCGGCTAACTCTTTTCGTAGTTGGTCTACGTTCATTTCTTTTTCTTCTTCATCTTACTAGCCTTCTTTAAAATAGTTGGTTTGGTATAGTTTCGTGCCTTGTTTACAGTGTATTTCTTTTTCATTTCTTACTCTCTGAACTAAGCCACACTGCGAAAGCCCCTGTCATCGCGCCTGAACATATACTTATCATTGAACTTTGTTGTGTAGATAAATCCTCCAAACTCATGCCCCACTCCAGGACTCTTATATACATAACAGTCATAACGAGCATCATAAGCCTTGGTACTATTTTGTACTCTAGTATTGTTCTTGCACTCATTTCTTTCCCTTAAATTTGTCCAAGCCTTTAATGCCAAGTGCAGCACTGCACACCAAAAAAACAAGATACTGATACCAATCAGGTAACTCACTAAGCCGACTAAACCCATTTTCTACAACCTCTTCCATGCCTGGGATGAACACTAATACAACAGGTATTAGCACAACTATTGTGACGAGTTCATCCTTCCAAGAAGACTTGGTTGATTCAGCCATAATCAACTCCCACTTACTGTCATGGGTAGCTGCTGTTTTCATAATTTCGGCTTTGGCTTCCGCTTCGGTCTGTGCAAGTGTAGCTTTAGCTTTCTGCTTGCTAACTTGTCCTTCGAGGTATGAACTGCCGAGGCTGATTATAGGGCTTAATAGCTGAAACATCAATATTTACCTTCGCTAATTAGAAAATATAATTACTATAATACATACAAATATTATAACACCTGTTGCAATAGCACCGCTGTACTTCATCATCTGTGCAAGTTCGTGCGCTT